GCCATACACTCTAAAATCCAAGTTGTACTTTTTGGACATTTCAATATAGGGCTGCTCTTCGATATTCCATGCAGCTTTCATGTTCACAACGAGGATCGACTTCTTGCCCTCTTCGCAGAAGTCCACATACTCGCCTTTTTCTATGAAGTTTCTTCTCGTCCCCTCGATATGAGCACTCTTGTCTACATACAGATACATTTCTTCGCTGTCGGGGTCGTGCTCAAATCGGACAGCACCCTTTACAAGCTCCGTGTGTGCGCCGTCGCCCAGCCAGTTCGTAGTGTAGCAATGCAGGCATTCCTCCACCCACCGCTTAATATCTTCCGGTTTCCCGCGGACTTTCAATTTTCCCTCTACCCAGTTCGGCATAATTTATTCTCCTTTCAAAATCCACAACCGATGCTCACCGTACCCGCTCCACGCAAGCGCGTTCTCATGGGTGTCAACGGCAACATCAATGTGCGCTCCCTGCACTCCCGCGCCCTTGTCCTGCACAATGCGGATTCCTACGCCCTCAATGTACAAAACCGTGCCATACGGAAAGATCGCCTGATCCGCCGCCACGGTTACGCCCGCCTGTATCGGCTGGCCGCTGGCTGTGATTCCGTGACCCTCTCCGCAGATATGCGGGTATTGCTCTGTGCAATAGGCCGTGCAGAAAAACACTCCTGCATCTTCCAGCTTAACCTTTCCGTCGGCCAACGCATCAAGGCGAAGCTGCATAGAATCTATAACCTCTTCGTCCTCTACTGCCCGGTCGATCCAGTGTTGCGCCCGGCTTGCGTAAATGTCCCGCTGCGTTTCAAGGTCAGTGATCCGGCTTTTCAGCACACCAGCCTTTGCACAGTTGATGATTTCAGCAGCACAGACCAGAGCTAGAATCGCTTTATCTCTTCTTGTCACCGTTCCACCTCTTTTGATTTGACCGCCAGCCACCACAGCGCGGCGTGAAGCGCATACTTCGGGCAAGCCTGAACCGTTGCCATGCCTGCCACGGTCTGAATCGCTTCTTCGATTTCTTCTCTCGGTGGCATTGGTGCTGGTGCGAATCTCGCTCCTGAAACCTTTATCAAAACCTCGATTGCTTTTCCATACAGCACATTCTCGACCTCCTATTTGATTTTTTCTATCCTCGTCACAGTAATCTTTTCATACTCGTGACGGTGGAACTTTTGGATTTTGCAGCGGGCGTTGTACTCTGCTTCGCTCTCGCCCCAGCCGTTGACGCGGATCGTGTGTACATCCGTTTCGTCGGCGGTGCAACAGACGACAACCACCTTGTACCTCTGCATCTACTTTCCTTTCTGTGTTACAATGTTCGGGCCTCGGTCAATCATCGGGCTTCCGTCTGCACGAGCGGTCAGCGTTCTTGCTACCATATCCCCGGCATTTGCAAAGGCCGTGTCCGGTGCATCGCCAACGCTATACGCTACTGCGTGTTCATGTCCTTTTGTTATCGTATACTGCGGGTCGCCATCGTTGCCGATACCAAGTCCCGTTCCTCGACCAAGGGCTTTGTACCGCGTCGCAAGCATTGTGTTTATTGGGAAGCACCCGTGGCTTTCAAAAAGCGTTTGGTCTTGATGAGTTGCCAGCGTTGCGGAAAGTTCTTCTTGCACAAGTGCGCCCTTTCCGCCGCCCTCACATCCTCCACGGATTTTCATGGTATATGCTGCTGCCCCCCCGCTGGGTTTTGATGCCACCATTCGATCATGCCATGAATAGCAGTCAGCAGTAAGTCCTGCAACTTCCCCCCCCTGCGGGATGCACGGGTCAAAATTCCATTGAGTGCCTTTTCGCTCAAAAACGACCACTCCGGCGGATTCTTCACAAGTATCGCAGATAGCATATATTCTTCGCCTGCGCTGGGGTACTCCCCAAAATTGCGCGTTGACGATTCGATAGGCAACAGCTCCGTAATTTGCGAAGTTCCTCCACTTTCCGTGCTGCCGAATAAACTTAGCTGCTCCACTTCCGGTAAATTCTCTAAGACAGAGCAGTTCATTGAGGACAACTTCAAAATCTTCACCTCCGTTCGATGAAAGTGCGCCCGGCACGTTTTCCCAGATCACAAAGCGTGGGTATCTTCCGTTAGTTGCTGCCAGCATTTCCCGGATGATCCGTATTGCTTCTCTGAACAGGCCGGACCTTTCTCCCTTCAAACCGGCGCGTTTCCCTGCAATGCTCAAGTCCTGACAGGGTGAACCGAACGTGATAATATCCACCGGTTCGATTTTCGACCCTTTTATTTCCGTTACACTGCCCAAATGCTTCATGTGCGGCAGATGGGTTCTTGTCACCGCAATCGGGTAAGGTTCTACTTCACTCGCCCAGACCGGATGACCGCCGCACATGGCGGCGCACAGCGGCATTGTTCCGCTTCCGTCAAACAGGCTTCCCAGCTTCACCTCATGCGGCGGTTTTCCAAGCTCGCGGAATGCGTTCTGGACAAAGAAAATGGCATTCGGCAACGCCATTCCATTTCCCCACATCGCATATTCTGCCGCCAAACTGTGCAGCCCATCGTGCCACCGCATCAACGCTTCATCGCTCTTTGCGCCGTCCGCGCGAAGGATGGTCTGTTTTGGTTTTGTCTTTTTGATTTCGCAACTTCTGGCATAGACTTCCCGCCAGAAGTTGAACTCTTTCGGATTTTTCAGCGATTCAATTTCCGCCCATCCATCCGGGAACCCTTGCAATCGACTGCATTCCAGCGGAATCAATCGGCGGACGATCCAGTCCGGCTGTTCTCTTTCTTCGCAAACCACCGTTTCTGAACCCCCTCCCAACGCTCCACCTGATTTTTTAAGCGTTCCGCTCACATCATCCTCTATGTAACTGTCATATTGCAGCTCTCTATAAGCGACTGCGTGGCGGTCTACTGTATTCAGCGTAAAAGACGTATCTTCTTTTACGCCGCTCCCGTTTTGGTTGGTGTTCCTATCCACAAAATTCCCGGCCAGACACATCGATTTTTCGCTGTGAACTTTCATGCTACCCCCCCCCCGAATCAAAATCGACTGTGACCTCATGGCCGACGCGCTGTTCAGGAGAGTTGGAGCAATACCATCCGAACTATATACCCTTGCTCCTTGCGGAAATTCCGGTGTCAAACATTCGATTTCCATTGACGTTTTCCATTCTTTCTTGTGCGGACGGTCGGGATCGAGCCGACCTTTCGGCTCAGAGTAACAGGGGAGCCGTTCTTCTCCATTGCGCATCCGCATAATAGACACCCGCCGCCCTGCTGAACTCTAAGAAAGACAGGGCGGCGGGGCGGTCTGATCTACCAAATCAGACCTACCACCTTTGGCTTGGGTGGATCGGACAAGGCATTTCTTCGCTCATGCAGCGGGCATACCTTTCAACCTCCGTCGTTGTCATGCAGGTATGGCTTGACGCTTCGCGCCTGCCGGTGCAGACCGGCTTCCATGATTTCGAGCAAAGCAGGTGCGGACGGGGTTCGGCCCCGCTTGCGGCGGCTGGTTGCGCATCCAGCTGTCCCGCACCACATGAAAAGCCGCCCCGCTGACGCGGCGCAGGGCGGCTTGTTTACCTCAAAAGATGTTTTGTATCAGCAGCATCCTTGTCGGTTTTCTCGTAATGCTCACAGTTCAGGTTGTACCCATCACACGGCGCACATTTCGCAACCGTGATTCTGAACGTGTGGCGACACTGTTCGCTCTTGCGAACTTCCTTTACGGTGGGGCTTCTAATATGTACTTTCATGTTCTTACTGTTTCCCGAAGATGCCTTTAAGAATTTCTTTCAGCGCACCCTCGTCCCGGACAGCGTTGAAACCGCTGCTCATATCGAACGCACCGTTGCGATTCCCGAACTCCGCCTTGCGCCGCGCCGCCATAATGCGAATGGTTCCCACGATTGCCCTCTCCATCGCATCTACCGCTTCTGCGTCGTTAAGGCTTTTGAAAATGCCGTCAGCACCTTGCTCCACCAGAAAGCCCAGCTTGTACGGACTACCTTTCGCCTTTACCAGCGAGCATCCTTTTCCCTCGTCCACCACCGACAATTCAGCCGGTTCGTAAAAGCACTTTTCCATGTCGTTCATAACTTTGTCCTTTCTTTGCTTGATGAATATTCGGAAGTGGCGGCGCATCCCAGAGTCAGCACTGGGCGGCGGGGCGGGGTGGAATCCCCGCTTGCACTGGCTGCGCCATATAAAGGAGCGGTGTCGTACAGCGCAATGCTTCCGCTCCTGCCCGTGCGGGTCGCCCTGCCGTGTTCTTTTCATCCCCAGCAGGTAAGATGCCGGTCTTGCGGAAACCGGCTGACCGGTGCGCTCCCTAAGTGCCCGGTCATGTGGCAGGCGTGTTTCGGCACGCCCAGACCGTTTTTATTTGAACCAGCTCTTTGCTTTGTCCCAGTTCTGAACAGCAAATGCAACGAGCCACAATGCCGTTGGAATTTTCCAATCAAATACCCACCCTGCAAAACAGCAGATCAGGTAAACCGGAGTGGCGAACGAAGCCCACGATAGGCCCAACGCAAACCCCATGATAAAGCACTCTACAAAATAGATCAGCATTTTCTCTCCCGGCTTTTGGCTGCGCTACCGCGCAGCCCATCAGCTTTTCAGCGTTCAGCTTTCTGCTTCTTCTTGAAGAAAGCGGAACGGCCCCCGTCGGTCGTCCACGAATCAGAGCGCGGATTGTCGAGGGCCAAGCGGAACACACCGGCACTCCCGCCAAGGCTCCAGTAGCCGCCGCGGAACGGAATGTATTCGCCCTCAGTTGCATCAATGTAGCAGTAGGCTTCTTCCTCCCCGGCGAACAGCGCATACTCTTTGAGCATTTCGCTCTTGCATTCCGTCTTGACCTTGCCCCACTCAGAGCTGCCCACGCCGCCCGCTTCATCGTTGTCAGTGGTAAACACGATCTCGCTGCCGGATGCGGAAACATACACTGGTGCGCCCTTATCGTCCGTCAGCAGCTTCCAGTCGTCGCCGCACTGGGTCAGGTCGGTTTCGGGGAGTGCTGCATCGTTATTCGCGGCCACCATCAGCACACCGTTTTTAATCCGCAGACCGGCCAGCACTTCCCAGATATTGCCGCACAGATCGTGGACACCGGTTTTGGTGTGATCGTGCGTCCACGTTTCCGGGCCAGTTCCGGTGAGCGTCCGATTGCTGTTCGGTGCTTTCTGGCCGTGCTCCTTATGGTCGCCATGCCATGCGCCGTAGTCGGTGTTCCCGTGCGGCAGAGTCCCCAGTTTCAGACTAAGGTTTGCAAGGAAGCCCCACTCTGCTGCCGTCATTGGATGCCAGCCCTCGCCCTTGCTGAAACAGGCTTTGGAGAAGTCGTCCAGCGTGATGTTTCCCGCCGGTTTCTGAAACGGCAGGCTGTACGGCTTTCCGTTAATCATCACATTGGGGTACACGGAAATATAGATTTCGTCGTATACCTCGCCGCCGATGATGAACGCCGGGTGCGGCTTGTCGCTGCCACCGAACAACTCTTTATTGCTCATGCGGCGGAATCGGTGCATGATGGACGGAATGCCCGCATCGTCATAGATTGCCACCACGTCCCAGTCTGCGCCGGGTGCAACTTCTTTCGGCGTGGTCAGCGGCTTCATATCTCCCGTGTTCAGTTCTTCCGGGTCACGGCAACCGTCCTCGAAAACGGAGGGAGGAAGAGCCGGGAAGTAAAATCCGGGTGCGGCATACTTGTCCGCCATGTCAAGGAATCTTCCGGACAGCTCCCGCACCATGTCATCGCTTCCCTCTGCCCTCATGCTCAGGCTCATGTAGTCAAGTTTCACTTTCGCCATGTTCGTTCTCCTTTGCTGCTTTCATCTGTTTACGCCGTTTCTGGCGTTCCTCAAACTTGCGGCGTTCCTCTTCTTCCTCTTTGCGGCGGCGTTCGGTTTCTTCGTACCGCCACCGGCCATAGGATTTACCCGCTGCATCCGCCTGTCGAACATCCAGCATCAGCCGATCCGGGGTAATGCGAGTTTTGCGCTGCGCACGTTCCGCCGGGGTGGTCTGGCTCTTTGCATTGCAGATCGGACACAGTTTGATGAACGGTGACTCCGCAATGAATGTTTCCTTACAGGCCGTGCAGGTCTTAAACATCGGCATTTGCGGTGTCCTCCTGCTTCTTATGATGGATGCTGCGGCGGGCATCGCAGATTCTTTTCTGCGCCAGCTCTGCGCTGTACTCGCAGTTCCCGTTCTTGTCCACCCGCCCGGTGTCCCCGCGGCGAAGCTCGTTATAAATAGTGGAGCGGTGAACCCTCAGAGTTTCCGCGATGCTCTCCACGCTGATCCTATCGAGGTAATATTTTTCCAGCTCCCGACGATCCTCAATCGTCAAATGTCTGCCGCCCAA